CAAGAGCTAGAATGTTATCGCAAACAATACCAGTGGATAAAGAAAAACATTCAAGATAGAAACGAAGTATTCAGACATTTAATGCATTACGCTAAATCATTATCATCCGAGATGTATGGCAATATAAAAACAACGCAACAGGCTTATTTAGATATAAAAAATTAATTATGGAGGAAAATATAGAACAAAAGAAAAAAAGCTGGATACAAGCAATGATCCAACGGGAGGCAATTCCTAAACCTGAAAGAACTGATACCATTGAGGAGTTTTGTAAAAGACATGGTATTTCAGACAGCACCTATAATTATCAAAAAGCCAAAAAAGAAAATAAAGCCAAAGTCTTAGAGATTTGGCTCAATGAAGCATTTGACGGAGGAAACGAAGTTCTAAAGAAATTAAAAGAAAACGCACTGGAAGGTAAAGAAAAGTCAATAGAGATGTATATGAAATTCATTCTAGAATTAGCGGAGAAAATGGAAATGAAAATAGAAGATAAAAACACCAAAACGTATGAGCAAGCCCTTGCAATTATCAGAGAAAGAGAAAGAGGCAATAAGGATAATTTGCCAAAATGAACTAACTCCCTTTTCAGGATTTGTTAATTCCAGATATAAGCCCCAATGGCTACACACGGCAATAGCAGAACAACTTGAAAGAGTAGAAAAAGGCGAAATTAAAAGATTAATGTTGTTCGTTCCACCGAGGCACGGCAAAAGTCAGTTAGCCTCAATAGATTTTCCCGCTTGGTTTTTAGGCAGACATCCAGAAAAAGAAATAATCACATCTTCTTATTCAGCCGAATTAGCCCAGGATTTTGGATATAAAACAAGAAACCTTGTTAATTCCCAAGAGTATCAAGAGCTTTTCCAAACCAAACTTAGAGATGACAGCAAATCAAAAGCCAAATGGCTAACTCAAGAAGGCGGAGGCTATACAGCAGTTGGAGTTGGAGGAGCAATTACAGGTAGAGGAGCAGACATATTAATAATAGATGATCCCGTTAAAAACCGAGAAGAAGCCGAAAGTAAAGTAGTCCGGAATAAGATATGGAATTGGTACACCTCAACAGCCTATACAAGATTGGAAAAAAACGCTGCGGTTATTCTTATTATGACCCGGTGGCATATGGACGACCTGGCAGGAAGATTATTACAAGCCGAAAAAGAAGGAGGCGACAAGTGGGAGGTAGTTAAATTCCCGGCAATAGCTATACAGGATGAAAAACACAGAAACGCAGGAGATGCCCTTTGGCCAGAGAAATACAACATAGAAGCACTACAATCAATCAAGAAGACAGTAGGAACTTATGATTGGAGTAGCCTTTACCAACAAAACCCAGTTTTAAGCGAAACGCAAGAATTCAAGGAAGAATATTATAAATACCGAACATTTGAAGAAGTTGAAGCATTAGATACAAGGAACGTTCTTACACTTGATACCGCCATATCTCAAAAAGCCAGTGCTGATTATAATGGATATTGTCTAAATTTCATTGACAGAGAAAACAAGTGGAACATTAAAGCCTGGCAAGCCAAAGAATCGCCAAAACAGTTGATAGATAATCTTTTCTCTCTTTGGGATAAATACAATTTAGATATTATAGGGATTGAAAAAACCATATATCTTCAAGCCATAAAACCCTTTTTGGATGATGAAATGGCTAGAAGGAACAAATTCTTAACCATAGTTGAATTACAACACAATCAAACTGCCAAGGAAACGAGAATAAGAGGAATTTTACCAAGATATGAAGCAGGAGCAGTTTATCACATAAAAGGACATTGTGATGAACTTGAGGAGCAACAAATGACCTTCCCAAGAGGGATACACGATGACATATTAGACGCAGAAGCCTATCAAGCCCAAGTTGCAGATCCACCCGAAGAAGATGAGGTTGAAGGCTATAATTTCCATAATGAAACATTCTAATGAAAATTAGCGATTATATTGACAGTTATAAACGGGGAACTGTTCAAATAACAAACGGGGTAAGTTATAACCTTGAAGATGTTATAGCCGATGACTTTCTTTCAGTTAATGCAATGTTTTCCGAGCCTAACTTTTCGGATGGAACACCAAAGGAATATTTTGATATTGGAAGGATACTTTCCACCAGATTAAAAGCCTCAACCGACATCGACACCAAAGATATTGAGATGATCGCCGAGAATTCTCCGGCAGTGGGTGTAACTGATTTAATCAAAGGAGCGGTAAGACATCAATTAAAGGTCCAAGATTGGGGCGAGAAGTTCAATCAAGTCCGGGATGAATTGATTGATTTCGGACACGTTATCATCAAAAAGGTCAATAATGAAACTAAAATCGTTGATTTAAGGAACGTTGTTAGACCTCCGCACGTTATGGATATTCAAGAAAGCGGTATATGTGAGAGAGTTTTCCTTACTTGGGATGATGTTTTAGCTAACAAAAAGAACTGGCAAGCCCATTGGGATGACATTTTAGCCATCAAAGAGAAGCTTAAAAAGGAAAATAAGACCTATTTCACCACCTATGAGCTGTGGACAATGGATGATTTCGAAGTAAAAGGAGCTGAAAAGTTCACCAAAGGCTGTATTGTTTATCTTGACCGAAGCCTTTTAGAGGAAGATTCCGATAATTCAGTTGATTCTTGGAGTCCTTATTTGGAACTGGAGAGATACCCTACCCCGGAAAAAGAGAAGATCCGCTCCAAAAAACAACTCAAACAACTAAGAGAGCAAGGATACATCGGTAAAGATGAAGACACAGAACCTATCTATCCTTATGACGAGCAAAGGTTTGTCACTATTCAAGGAAGATGGAAAGGAGCCGGAGTTCACGAGATTTGCCGACCATTACAGAAAGCCTACAATCGCAATATGAACAACAAGCTCAGATTTGACGAGCTAAATCATAAAGGCGTGACAGTTCTTACCAAGACCGCCACAGGAAAAGGAAAGTCTTTATCTCAAGACGCATTGAACTCTTTGGAATACGGGGGAGTAGTGGCCATTAAGAACGATGAGCAACTAAACCGTTTGAACTTTGGCAACCTAATCGGAGAATTTTTACAGACAGCCGACAAATTCTTTGAACTGGCAAGACAAATGGTAGGTGTTACCGCTCAAGGTGTTGGAGAGGAATTACCAGCCAGTATGCCCGCTACCACCGCCGCTATTAACCAACAAGTAGCCAAAACCACTTATGACGTGGTTATTGAACAGCAATCCCTTTTATGGGCGAGATATTTCCGAAGATTTGAACTCAATTCAATTTTAGAGGATATAACTTTGGAAGAATGGGCGAAGATTGAAGGAGACCCCAGAGACCTCGAAGAACTGGAAGAAAACTACATAGACAATTTAGCCAAAGACCGCATAACCAAAGCTTTAAATGAAAATCCTGATGTTAAAATTGATTTATTCAATCGTTATGGTTGGAGGTCAGATTTTCCGCAGGAAGAATTGGAAATGGTTAAAGAGGCCATAAGACAAGCTAGACAGAAAATGGGAGGTATAAGATTTGCCCAAATCAAGAAAGACCTGATCAAGGACGCTGAATTTAACATCGCCTTTTATGTCAATAACGAAGCCTTTGATAAGATTTCCAAAATAAAGGAACTTCAAATGTTAAGACAAGAAGCCCTATCTAATCCTAACAGCTCCCTATCCGCCGAACAATTAGAAGAAGCTATCCTTGACCTAATGAACCTTGGAGGCAAAAGATTTAAAAAAACCGAGAAAGAAAAACAAGCCTTAATAATGGCAATGCAACAGCAACAAATTCCTCAAACGGAGAGTGTTCCTGAGCAAGTGCCTACCCCTGTATGATTGAACCCATAAAAAAAGACCCCAGAGAAGCTGAAAGGGAAGCCCTGGAAAAATCCAAACAAGACAAGGAACAACAAGCCTACGAGAACGCTATGGAGGCTTTCAGAAAATCCAGAGCCTATAAATACATTATGGATATGCTGGACGAGAAAATAAAAGAGGCCACCGATACCAGAGTATTAGCCAAGAATTTCGG